CTATGACAAGAAGTATGTTCTCGGCATCTTAGAAGAAGTCGAGAAAAAGGTGAATGAAATCAAGGAACTGAACAAGTTTATTTTGCCGGAATATATCCGCCACAAATATCCTTATACCTATTCCACGAATATTTTTACAATGGTGAAAAAAATCCACTTGCAGGAAATCATTTTGATTAATCGTCTCAAAATCAACATCAATCGGTTACTACAGACATCAAAAAGACTACCGCGGACACCTGCTGTAGAACAACAAATACATACCCTAGAAACAGAGCAAGACGATATGATGGAAAACATTATACGATTTCGCGAAAAATACATGGAAATGGACGATGGATTTACGAGGGAACTTGACAAGAACATGGAAGAAAACAATAGGCGATTGACGTTGTTCAAATGGTTAAAGACCTAAAGACGTGAGTGTCGAAGAACACGAATGTCTCAGCCGTGAGTGTAGAAGAACATAAAGATCGGTCTAAGCCGTGAGGCTCAAGACGTAGGTCTAAGGCTTTAGCCTAAAGACATGAGTATCGAAGAACATTCATGACTAATACGCTCAAGTCGCATTGATTTGTGAAATCAGCGTATTAATAAGATTAATAATGGATGTTCTCGATTGGTTGAATTGAATGGCGTTGATAATATTATAGAGCGAATAAATAATATTGGTTTTGTTAAATGTAGGAGTAGGCACAGGAACAGGAGTAGGCACAGGCGTAGGCACAGGCACAGGAACCGGCGTAGGCACAGGAACAGGAGTAGGCACAGGCGTAGGCACAGGCACAGGAACCGGCGTAGGCACAGGAGGTAAGACGATGGCGGGCAATACATTATCCTGGTATTGTCCTGAAATGTTACCCGGGGGCGACGTATTCATGGTAATAATAGCGGTTGCACTAGCTAAGTCGATGCTAATACCTAGCGCATACTTTGTGCTGGATTTCCACACTAAGCATGTAAAGTGTCCGGTGCCCGATGAAAATCGAGGTCTGCTGTAATTATAGAGAGTCACTTCATTGTACCACGCGTCGATGGATTTTTTCAAAAGTTTCATTGTATCTGTGCCATAGCCCTTGTAATAGGCCAGATTCTCGCCATATTGGTTATTGCCACTGTGACTAAAGTCGTTATTGGTCAATAACTGATACGACCACTGTTGCGAAAACGTGGCAATGCTTTCATCCCATACAAGAGGTGGAGATTGATGTTTTGCACGGTAGGCATTGATGTAGCTTGTAATTTCGGTTTTTTGTGCTGGCGTCAAAGAAGGTTCAAATGGCATCGTATATATATTAGATGCACATATATTTTTCTAAATGAATAACTGGTCGCTGCATATTCTGGTCACAGTTGTATGTTTGTGTAATACATTTGTATTGTGTGAATGCGCAAAATTGATTTAAACAATAAATCAATAAGTATTCTATAAAGGATGACCAAATATTCTTGTGAAAATTGCAGCAAGACATTTTCCACAAAAAAAACCCACGCCAAACACACCGAGTCTTGCGACATAACGAGCAATATATCCATTCCGAAACCGATTTTGAAATGGGTCGGTGGAAAAACACAGATTTTAGATACGATACTGACTCATTTTCCCACTTTAATGAATAATTATCGCGAAATCTTTTTAGGCGGAGGTAGCGTATTATTGGGGTTATTGTCTCATGTAAAATCCGGCAAAATAGCCATAGAGGGAAAGATTTATGCCTATGACATTAATGAACCACTGGTCTACGTGTATAAAAACATTCAGTCGTCCCACAAAGAACTATTCACGACGCTACAAAAAATAATAGTTGAATTCAATGAATGTGGAGACGGTGACGTGAACCGGGCACCTGCGAACCTTACCGAGGCAAAAATATCGAAAGAAAATTACTATTACTGGATACGAGTGCAATACAATGCATTGTCGACCGTCGATAAAAAGACAATCGCCGGTTCAGCCATGTTTATTTTCTTGAATAAAACATGCTTTCGCGGGGTTTTCCGAGTGGGACCGCGCGGATTTAACGTCCCCTATGGCCATTACAATCATCCCGAAATTATCAACCAAGTGCATTTAGAAGAAATCCACCAGTTAATTCAAGGCGTGATATTTGAATGCGCTGATTTTAGCAAATCGCTCGAGACCGTCGAGCCAGGTGATTATCTTTATTTAGACCCTCCCTATGCCCCCGAAAAAGCAACCTCGTTTGTAGGCTATACTGAAAATGGATTCACTCTAGACAACCACAATCAATTATTCAATCTATTACACCCATTACAAGAAAAACGTGTTACATTCATGATGAGCAATGCCGACGTCAGTCTAGTTCGAGAAAAATTCGCAAATGCATCCTATCACATATCAACGATTGAATGCAAACGGTCCATCAATTCCAAAAAACCGCAATCAAAAACGATGGAGGTTTTTGTAAAGAATTATTAAGTCATTTCTACAAACTCCTTCATAAACAATGGGCGCAAATAATACGCGCGCGTTTTAGGCGCACCTTTACCCGCGCCTTTTGTGCGATTTTGCAAATATTTACCGATACTCGAACTGCCTTCGAGAACACCTGTTTCTATAAAATGTTTCCGTATAGCATCATAATCTCCACGTAGTGTTTCGGCGAGTGTTGCATATTTTTCTTCGCGCAAATCAATGATGGTTGGCTTGAAATATTGAATAGCATCCCCGTTTCTAAAATAAGGCACGTATAACACTTTGCATAATTTTTTATATACTTTTGATTCTTCAAATGTATGCGCAACTAACGATTCCTTCGATAGCATGGTCACGGCAATGGTCTCTTTCGGGACATAATTACCCGATTTTGTAAGTTTAAGGGGGAATATTTTTACTTCACCGTCACTGCAGTCTAAACATGCTGAACTGGTTGGTATGCCCGTCAAACTCTCTAAGTAATTACCAGGCATCCCTTTGTGTTTTGTTTTGGGTACATTGTGTATTACGTTGACATTTTCCACGACCTTTGCACACACCTGTTCGATGGTGGGGCGTTCGATGGTTGAGTGTTCGATGGATGAAGTCACTTGTTCGATGGTTGGGTCTTCGATGGTTGGGCGTTCCATAGTTGTGTAATATAGGTATTACACAAATATTTATTAAAATCAATTTTTCTACCATTTGGTTTTCTTCACCGTAATGGTCTGTCCCGTTTTCTTTTTCGATTTGCTAGGGTCAAAGGCCTCGTCTTCGTCGTCTGAGCCCAGAGATTTCGAAATATCCCAGAATTCTTTCGAACCCAATTTGAAATCAGGTCTCGTTTCAGCCTTGTACCAGAAAACCTGGTCCTGCAGTTTGTTCGATTTCGCGTTGTTATTGATGACCATGCATTCGTAGTTCTCTGTTGTCTGGTCCAATACAGCACAAAACGATTCCAGTGTGGGAAACATGGATGCGTAATTTTCCCATATACGTTTGCGATTGCCCAGCGTAGGTTCTCGCAATATAAAAACATAATCAATGTTCGTACGCAGATTGGGCGGAATACCGAGCGGATATTGCATGGTAATCACGAGCATCAGCTTCCAGTGACGACCGTTCATAAAAATCAACCGCATCATTTTATCACGTGTCCACGACTGGTCATACAAACAATCATCTAATATAACAAATGCACGGGGGTCGATGGTGGTGCGGCGATAGGTGTCCATCTCTTTTTGCACCTGCTTCAACACAGCACGCTGGCGTTTCAAGACGTTCTCAATAATCACCGTATTATACTCCTCGTGAATAAACAATTTAGGAACAAGGGTGCTGTAAAACCCGTTGCCTGCTTCTGTCCCTGAAATGACGGTGCCGATGGGAATGTCTTGATGATGATATAGCAAATCTCGCACCAAATACGACTTACCTGTATCACGGCGTCCAATCATGACAATCACGGGTCCCTTGTTTTCATCGGGCTTGAATGTAATGGCTTTCATATCGAATTTACGAAGTTCTAACGACATGTTCTCCTAAATGTTAGATTATCAACAGATAATTTTAGCCATAGGTGTGACGTATTGCAAAGGTGTCAATGTTACGAGAAAATATAGGACTACTATATAGAGATGAAACATTACGTTATAGGATTACTAGTAGTAATATTAATAGTTGCATTAGTTTTAGGCATGTCAAGTCCTATGCAAGAAGGTATTATTACCGACCGATTAACCTCTGTCATCACCATTCTAAAAATGTCCAGTGTTTCAAAAGAACAACAATTTGACATGATAAAGACCATTGGTATTAGTGACACCAAGTATGCAAATGTCATCAACAATCGTTCGCTTTCAAAATCCGAGGTGATTGACAAGTTGCGAGATATACTAAAAAAAGACGGTGTAAAGGTATAAATGCTTAGCCGATTATCAAGGCTTAGCAAGGCTTAGCCGATTATCAAGGCTTATCAAGGCTTAGCAAGGCTCAGCTGATTAGTTCAAACGTCACTGTTTTTATATTTATGAATAAATATACAACCGATGGAAAGACATTTAGGAAAAGTCAAAATAGACTATCAAGAACGAGACTTGCTAGACATATCTGATTTTAATAGTCAATATTCATATTCGATCATAGAAAACCATCATGATTATCAACCCTATACCATGACCGGACTGCAAAGCTACAATCCGATTTATGCTAAATTGTTTGACATAAACAAGTCGGGTAGTCAAATCGTTTTGCAACACAAATATCACATAAACAATCTCCATTCCGTCGTCGATACGAGAACCGGCGAAATCGTCGAAACCCCTATATTTGTCAAATTTTCTCCATTATTAGACCCCATCAAATACATGATTGGTAAATATCCTCTGCAAGACGACAAAATACGCACGTTGCCCAGTTTTTCTCCGTCAGGTTCATCAACCTTCTCGAAACTAGCGGATGAGAACAATGCCTCTTATATTGATGGTTTTTTCAGTTATTTAAGTAGTCAATTGTTAGAACAACATGGATTTTTACATGGCATTGATTACTATGGTTCGTATTTAGGCGTGCAAGACAAATTCAAAATGAATGTAAGCGACGACATTGAATATTTATACACGTCGGATTATTTCAATCGCAATGTAGGCAAACATTTTTTCATTTCAGATGATGTGCGCCAACATGTATCTGAAGGATTCGGTTCGCGCGCCAACAAGAACAAACTCACGATTCAATCGGATGATGCAGGTATCGATTTAGGTA